ATTTTACGCAAGATCAAGGCGATGATATTATAACTGCAATTAATGAAATTAATACTGATTATAAACCTAAAAAAGAAAAAAAGAAAAAGAAAGATTACGGACCTAAATATAATACAGGTGGTAATGATGGAACTACACAACAAGATGTAAATGCTAATGTAAATAGCTCTAGTAGCTCTAGTAGTTATAGTTATAGTAATCCATATAACAACCCATCTACCGAAAATGTAGGCACAAGTGGAATGACTTACGGAAACGTATCAAGCAGATAAATATGTCAAAAGAAATTCATCTAGGAAATCAAGCAAAGAGAATACTAGAAGACGAAATTTTTACTGATGCAGTAAAAAAAATCGAAGAAAGATTAAATCAGGAATGGTTAGCATCTCCTCTTCGAGATACAGAAGCAAGAGAAAAAATATTTCTCATGCGTAAAATGTTGGAATCACTTATCAACGAAATTACGTCTGTCATGGAGACAGGAAAATTGGCGAATAAGACATTGACCGACATTCAAGAAACAAAAATTTTTAATTAAAAATTAAGGAGATTATATGGCAGATCAACCTGTAAAGGAATCTGTTGCGCTATCACAGCAAACAGCAGAAAGTGAAATCATCAACCTTTTGGGTACTTTAGAAAAAGACCAAGCTACGGGGAATGAGGACACAACACCAGAGACACCTGTAGAGCAATCTACTAAAGTTGAAAGTGAAACGCAGGAATTAACCCCTGACGATTTGGAATTAGTATCGGAAGACACCACAACGGAAACTGACGAGCAACTTTATGAAGTCAAAGTTAATGGCGAAACAATTAAAGTTACTTTAGAAGAATTACAAAGTGGTTACGCTAAAGATTCTGATTACCGACAAAAAACATCTAAACTAAGTGAAGAACGTAAAACCCTAGAGGTAGAACGTCAAAAAATTTTAGATGAAATGAACGTGGCTAATCAAAAAAAATCCGAATACGTTCAACGACTTGAAGAAGTTGTTAGTAATTTTGATAAACCTAGTATGTCCGAAGCCGATTTGGAAAAGCTCTATGAAGAAGACCCAACGGAATATGTTAAGGCACAAGCTAGAATTACAAAAGAACGTGAACATCAGAATAATTTACGAGCTAAATTAGAAAGCGAAAAACAAGAACAACAAGTTCAATATCAACAAAAATTAAATAATGTTCTTAAACAAGAACAAGAAAAGTTGATTGAAAAGTTACCTATTCTTGGCGACCCTAATAAAGCTCCTAAAGTTCAAAATGATATTAAAAACTTTTTAGTATCACAAGGATTTACCGATACGGAACTACAAAATTTAACAGATCACAGAACAGTTTTGGTAGCATACAATGCAATGCAATTAGATAATTTAAAAAAAGCAAAACTAGACGGAAAGAAAGTTAAACGAGTTCCTAGGGTAACAACTTCTGGTTCACAAACTAATACACCTTCTGAAAGTTCGTCTGCGATTCAAAAAGCAATGGCTTCTCTAAAAGACAATCCCAATAAGGGGAATAACAAGAAAACAAAAGATGCTTTTCTTGCTTGGACAGAAGCACAACAACTTTAGGAGATAAGTATGGCACAGCCAACTAATACTTTCGATACCTATGATATGAGTGGCATAAAAGAACAGTTATCTGATATAATTTATAATATCAGTCCAACTGATACTCCTATGTTTTCATCAATGGGTAAAGGTAAGGCATCGAACACTCAGTTCAAATGGCTTACAGACTCTTTAGCTGCTGCAAGTGCATCAAACCATCAAGTAGAAGGAGACGACTACACAGGTACAGCACAAAGCGCTACTGAAGAGTTACATAACTACACGCAAATATACGCAAAAAACTTTGTTATTACTGGCACAGATGATGCTGTTGATGCTGCAGGGCGCAGCACTCAATTGGCCTACAGCTTAGCCAAAAATAGTAAGGAGCTCAAAAGAGACGTAGAAGCAGGTATTTGCCAAGCTAACGTAATCCCAACTGTAGGTGCGTCTAACGCAGCTAGAAAAACAGCAGGATTATTAACATGGATAAGAGGAAACTCTAGTGTTGGTGCGGGAGGTGCAGATGCAGCTCACACTAACGGAGTACCTTCAGGCACAAGAACTGATGGAACACAAAGAGCTTTTTCTGAGTCAATGTTAAAAGAAGTAATCAGAGAATGTTACAATGCAGGTGGAAACCCAGACACTATTATGGTGGGTCCATTTAACAAACAAGCAATTTCTGGTTTTACTGGTGGCTCAACTGCAATCAGAGAAGTACCTGCTAAAACAATCGTTGCAGCAGTAGATGTTTACCAATCTGATTTTGGCACTCTAACAGTTAAACCTAATAGGTTTCAAAGAGATAGAGATTGTTGGGTATTGGATTCTGAATATTGGGGTTTCAATGTTCTACGTCCATTCCAAAACACTCAACTAGCAAAAACTGGCGATAACACTCACATGTTATTACTAATGGAAGGTGGAGTGGTTTCAAGAAATCAATCATCTTCTGGTATAGTTGCAGATTTAACTACTTCTTAATTTTAGGTTAAGTTAAGAAACAAGAGGGGGCTTCGGCCCCCTTATTTATTGAAGAGTATTACTCAGAACAATAAGAGGAAAAAAATGAGAACTTTAAACGATTATTTTATTATGGGTGGTAATATGACTGCCATTCAAACAGCAGACAATGCAAGTCCTGTATGTGTTATTCCTGATGGAGGAAAACTAAAAGAAATTTTTATGAACGTGCATACTGTTATTGATGCAGCAACTACTTTTGACATTATGAAAAATGGAGCTGATACAGGCATTGATGCTACTTTAGCAGATGCAACAGCAGATGAAAGTGGTGTAGCTTTAGCTATTGGTGGAGAAGTATTAGTAGCTGCAGGAGACGCAATTCATATTAAAAGTAATGGCGAACAATCAGCATCTACTACAGCAGATGTAAGTTACGTTATTAGAAGATAAGGATATATTATGGCACGAACATATCAATACAGACCAATTAAATATACAGTTCAAGATCATTCAGGTGCAGGAGTTTTAGCAACTGCTATTTCTGCCGATGTATATTTAGTTCATGTATCAACATCAGTTGACGCATATATTAAATTAGAAGGAACTGCTGCTAACAAAGATGGATTGTTATTGAGTGCCAATGATTCAATAACTATGAAAACAAGTCCATCTGATAGTGTATCTGCATACGCAACAGGAGCAGGACAAATTTCTGTA